CTCATAATCGCTTGGTCGCTGGTTCAAACCCAGCAGGGGCCACCAAATTTCCTCATAAAAAACAAATACTTAAGCCGCTCATAGAAGCGGTTTTTTTGCATCTGGCTTTTCGAGTGGCGGTAAAGTGGCGGTGCATTTTACCGCCACCGCCTTCCCCCGATTGATTCGCTAGACAAACTCACCTCAAAAGGACGCTTGATAATGCGATTACACTTAGCCCTGATCAGCTCTGCCTTAATATTCTCCTCAGTTGCTGCGGCGCAAGCTTCAGACGTCATCACTCTTAAAAATAAACTTAAGCCCTGGCAACCAATGGAAGTCAGCCTAAAAGGAGATCAGCTAACTATTGTGATACCCGCCGCCAATGTTGATGATGAAACTTATAAAGCAATCGCCTCTGGCGGGATATGCTCCCCCATCTGGACAAAAGACGTACCGACTAATTACCTAAAAAATATCAAGGCAATCAACGTAATAAATAAATTTAAAGCCAGCGGATATTCTTTTGAAAATCCACTGTCGACCTGTAATGAAATGGGTAAATTGATGGATAAGCCCGCAGCAGCGCTGCTGCTTGGCAACACTCACGTCTTCATGGTCAGCAAGTAGCGCCCACAAAAAACCCCGCCAGTGCGGGGTTTTGTTTTATAGACCTATCAAATTAGTGCAGTAATGACGGCTGGGATTCATGCCCTGTGAAGATCGGAACACGATTAACCTGGCCCGGCGTTACAATAATCATCGCTAACGTTTCGTGCGTTTTGAAAGAACAGCTGCAATTGATATTTTGGCACTGGTGATAACGCTCTTTTGTTTCTTTTGAAATGTATCTGCTGCTTTTAGCGTGTGCGGCGGTCTGGCATAACGGACAATGCATCATCGGTGGCGTCTCCCTGTAAGCTCGTAGCTTTAATACTCTTAAATACCAAAATGAGCAACAAATTTTCACTTATTGTGAATCACCTTCATCTGATTCTGCCTCATACTCCACATCTGAAAGCAGCACCTCAAACTCAAGCGCGGTTGTATATCCGCTGCCGCTCAGGCTGTGCGTCACTTTACTTATAATCCACGGCTGCGCATCGATCACCGACTTAAAGCCGCTCACCCTGACCGGCGTCTCCGGATACAGGTCGGCGCGCCCCATCGCCAGGGTGATCGAAAACTCAGCGACGCCGCGCTGCAGCTTCTCCCACTTTGCTTTAGCCGCCCGCATCGCAGCCGCTTTCGATGCATACACGGTCGTCAGCGTAAACACGTTGTCTTCCGTGCCAGCCAGATAATCACCCTCTCTGGCCTCCGGCGTTTTAGTTTCGGTCGTCTTTTTCTTTTTCGCCGCTGGGTGTTCCAGCGCGCGCAGATGCTTTTCTTTTGGCTTGCGCTTCACCTTAACTTTTTTGGGCTTAGGGTCTTTCGTGTGTAGCCAGCTCGCCGAGACGCCGGTGTATGCGCCACGGTCGGCAATGCTGAAGCTGTGCCGGTCGCCATCCTGCCGGGTGACAGTCATCTGCGGAATTGGCTTGCCGCTGGCGGTGACGCCGTTGCCGGGCTTTATAAACAGAAGACGCCCGGCCTTCACAGCTGCAACCGCGCCGTACAGGGTGGCGAGCCGCGTCAGAAATTTAGCGTCAGTCTCCTGCGTCTGGTCGATGTGAGCCACGGCAATTCCGGCGAATCCATCGGCCAGCATGGGCTTTAGGTTATTGCGCCCGGCTATCTGCGTCACAATGTCCCCCAGGGTAGTGTCGTGATAGGACACCTCCCGGCGGGAATTGAGCGAGCCACGAAAATCTGCACTGCGGGCGCGAATGGTCATTGTGTCTGGCGCGCCGTGGTGCTCTACCTCGTCAACCGTGAAATCACCTTTGCCAAAAAGCGTCTGGCCTTTCCAGCCGAGAAACAGCGTTATTACTGCGCCGCGCACCGGCATCGCCAGCTGCCCGTCGGCGTCGTCCAGTTCAATATCCAGCTGGTCAGCTTCGAAGCCGCGATTATCAGTCAGCGTCATCGAGATAAGGCGATCCCGGATATTTGTTGTGACGTCATTAGAGTTAACCTTCAGCATGAAATCCGGCGTCAGCTGCGCCCCGGCCTGCACCGGCAGGCTGCTTATACCGATCATCCGAGCAGCCCCCCTGCAGTTGAAATCAGGCTGCCGGCCGCCGACTTAACGCCGTCGATTGCCGACGTGAGCTGCCCCGGCAGACTGGCGGAGCCGCTGATAAGCCCGTCAGCCTGTTTCTTCAGATCGCCAAACATAGAGGTAAGCGACTCGTCAACGCGCTTCAGGCTCAGGGTAAACATGATTTTGCTGGCCGTGCCATTGGGGTAAAACTCGCTGAAGGTGTTAGAAATACTCTCGATCACGTACATGCCGTAAATCATGCCGCTGCCGCCAATCAGCGGCCACGCCATGCCCTCGTCTGCTATCAGGCGGATTGTCATCAGCGACACCGAGCCGCCCGTTATTTCCGGCCGCAGCTCCCCGGAAAGCGTGATTTTTTCATCACCCGGCCCGATAAACTGTGCCGCCGGGCGCTGCCCGAACCGGCTGTTAGTGGGCCAGCGGTAATCGATATTCTGCTGCATGTCCCCGTAAGGCAGGGTCTGTCGCATAAACGGCATCATGCCGTAAATCATCATCATCGGTTAATCCTCCCAGCCCATTTTGCTGCGGTTCTGCGCCTGCCGGTTGCGCTGCTCTCTGGCCTGGTGCTGCGCCATCAGCGCCATTGCGTCGTCTTTGGTCATCCCCTCATGCATATTGATTTCATACTGATAGGTATTCTGGCTGCGGTCGGTAAATCCGCCGCCTGCTGACGGCGCTGAAACCGGACGGTACGCCGCGCCACCATAGGCGAGGTTGTATTCCAGCCCGCCGGTATCTGCGCCCGCGCCGCCGGTTGCTATTGGATCGGGCGACGGCACTTTGTCTTTAAGCCCGTCGGATTTCGTGTCGATAATGCCGAGCTTATCCAGCACCCAGTTAATGCCGCCCATAAGTTGATCGAGCGCATGCCCCGGAATTTTCAGCGCCTCGGCCAGCATGTTGCCGAACTGCTTACCCATGTCTCCGGCGGCGGCAAGTTCAGCCTGCGTGGATTTGACCGGCTCCAGCAGTTTGCCGAACCAGTCCCAAAGCTCTTTGACCTTACCGCCTACCCACTCAAAAGCGGGCTTCAGCGAGCCGAAGGAATCACTGATCGGCCCCATCGCAGCTGTGAAGCCTTCGGCCATGCCCGCGATAAAGGCGCTGATGGGTTCCCAGTATTTGCGCACCAGTAGCGCCCCGGCCACGATTGCCGCCGCGACGGCCAGAACCGGCAGCGTGATAGCACCGAGCGCCGCCGTAATCGCTCCGCCCGCGATGCTGAATGCCGTGCCGAGGAAGCCCGCTCCGGCAATCAGGGTATTAACGCCTGCAATCACCGGCCAGGCTACCAGCCCGATAGCGCCCAGCGCCCCGGCTAACATCAGCCCGCCCATTACCACCTTAGCAATACCGCCTGCCAGCTCAGGATTAGCTTTAATCCAGCCGTCAACCTTGAGCAGCAGCGCCGCTGTATCCTGGGTGAGTGTTCGCAGAGTGCCGTCATTCTGGTCAAAAAGGTCGGTGCCGATAGCCTCATACGCAGACTGCAGCTCTTTCAGATCGCCGCCGAGGTTATCCTGCATGACCTGGACCAGCTCGGCGGTTTTACCATCAGAGGTTTTAAACGTGGCGGTCAGCTGATCGAGCTTGCCGGTTGAGGCGGCTGTCATCAGCACGGCCGCTGAGGAGCTGGCCTCCTCGCCAAAAATAGTTTTCATGTACTCGGCGCGCTGGCCCGATCCCAGCTTGTTACGATCAAAGCTCGCCTGCATTTCTTTCAGAATGGCGAAGATCGGCCGGGTATTTCCTTTGCCGTCTGCGGTTTTAATCCCCAACTCTTTGATAGCCTTGAATGATTCACCGGTAGGAGCCTGCAGCCTGCTCAGCACAGCGCGGCTTCCCGTCCCGGCCATCGAGCCGGTTATTTTGGCATCGTGTAAAGCGCCGACCATTGCTGCCGCCTGCTCGATGCTGACGCCCGCATTTTTCGCTACCGGGGCGACGTAGGTCAGCGCGTCGCTAAGCCCGTCAAAGTCAGCGGCCGTTTTATTCATGGTCATCGATAGCACATCGCCGATGTGTGCAACCTTATCGTTAGAAAGCTGGAAGGCTGATTTCATCCCCATAAGCAGCCCGGCGTTTTCCTCCATCGTGCGCTTGTTTGCCAGCGCCATGTTGAGCGTAACCGGCGTAACGGCCTGCACGGCTGCGGCATCGCCGCCACCTTTGGCAATTACGATTTGCGCGCCTGCCGCATCATCGGCAGATGCGGCCGTTGTATCGCCGAGCTGACGCGCCTGCGCACGCAGTGCGGTCATTTCCTTTGAATCTTTCGCCACGCCGAGCACGGCCTGCAGCTCGGAGTTTTTCTGTGCGAAATCAAAGCCCGGCATCAGCAGCGAAGTTGCCGCCATGCCGCCGACCGTTGCAGCCCCGATACCGGCCGCCCCCATATTGCGCACCTTGCCCGACAGCTCCTGGCCCTTCCTGTAGCGCTCACTGGTCTGGTTCAGTCGTTCCTGCTGTGCATTCAGCCGCTGAAGTTCCATTTTCTGACGGCTCAGGCTGACGGTTGCCTGCGCTGATGCGGTTCGCAGGCGCTGCTGCTCGCTGCTCAGGCTTTTGGTGGAAATCCCCGCCGCGTTAAGCGCCTCGCGCTGCTGCTGCACCGACAGGCGCAGGCTGTTGGTTTTCGTCTGCAGCTCTGCCGCCGCCTGCCGGGCCTTTTCCAGTGCGCGGGCCTGCTGAGTAGTTGGCCGCTCCGTGTTTTTAAACTGCACGGCCAGCGCTGCTGCCTCCTGCTTCGCGTCTTTGAGGCTCTGCTGCGTGACGGCCAGCTGCGCGCTGGCCTTACGGAAACCGTCAATTTTCCCGGCCTGCGCGTCCAGCTCCTTAATCGTTGATTGTGTCTGGCGAATGTCAGACGACAGGTTTTTAGCGGCGGTCTGAACGGCTTTGAAGGGGCGCGAGGCTTTGTCTACCGCATTCAGCAGCACCTGCACCTTAAGGTTATTGCTCATCCGGGTTCGCTCCGCTGCGGATAAAGGCTTTATGCCGCCAGTCGATCAGCTCGGCCAGCGGCATTTCGTACATCTCGGAGGGTTGCCAGTGGAATATCGTGGCAATGTCGGCCATCAGGTCGTTAACCGTCAGGCCGCGAGGCCAGTCTATTCGTCCGACTTCGACTGCAAAAAACCGATCACCTTTCCGCCCAGCGTAATCAGGTCAACCGGATCGAGGGCGTTACATTCAGCCTTTGTCAGCGCTGGCAGGGTAATGCGCGGCAGCACGGTCAGCAGCGCGTCAACATCCGACTGGCACAGATCGGCCAGGCGTACGCCGCGCAGGCTTCCGGCGGTCGGCTTAACCAGCTCCACGCTTTTGATTTCGGTTTCGCCGCGCAGCAGCGGGGTTTCAAACTCAACAACGTTATCTTTCTTTTCCATGATTGTTCTCTGTTCACTGTAGTCAGGTAACGCCAGCGGCTGTCGCTGGCGTCAGGGTTTATACCAGGCCGAGGTTTTTACGGCGCTGCTCAAGGCGGTCAGTGCCGTTAACCTTCTCCACCATGTTGATGGTGTCGATTTCGATCAGCTCCTTGCCGTTAAAGGTCAGCTTGTAATAGGTGTTTTTACTGGTGATTTTGGTTTCCGAGTCTTCACCCTGCTTGGCCTCGCCGAAGTCGAAAGACTGATGCTTACCGCGCACCTCAATCTCTACCGCGATCTCCTCGCCTGTATCGTCGCGCTGGTAAGAGCCGGTAAAGCGCAGGGGAATGTCGGAGGCTCCCCACTGCGTGAGTACCAGCTCATCAATGCCGCCGATACTCCATTCCATATCAAGGGCGTCATCTTCCAGGCCGTTATCGATGAAGGCCGCGCCGCTCATGCCGCCCGCGCGGAACGGGTCGAGCTTGCGCGCCAGCTTCGGCAGGGTGACGGCGGTGACGACGCCCTGATAGCTGTTGGCGTTGTTGAAAAGGTTCATGCCCTTCAGTTTGCGTGGCAGTGCCATTTATCCGGCTCCTCAGCTGTTTACGGATGCGGCGAAGTTCGCCAGATATTTGTCGGAAATGCGCTGGCGCAGCGTCAGGTCTTCCAGCGGCGGAACCGGCGTATAGTCGTAGTCGATAAAGAGCTTGCCCGCCTTCAGGCTGTCTTTGTCGTTGGCGCTTTCGTCATACCAGGCGGATGCACCCAGCAGATAACCGGCAGTGACCAGCTCGCGGAATTTCGCGTTAATGCCTGCGATAATCTCTCGCACCAGAACCGGCGTCAGCGGCTTATCAACCGCCCACATATGCGCCTCGGCCATCGTGTCGGCCAGCACCTGCGCCGTGCGGGTGTAGTTCTCGAACTGAAACAGCGGGTCATCGCTGCAGGTACGGTTGCCCCAGAAGCGGAAACCGTCTTTACGGATCAGCGTGGTAACGTCGGCCTCGTTGAGCAGGTCGGCGTCGGTGCCGGTCTGCTGCAGATCCCAGAACACTGATGCGGAAATGCCGGTCACGTTATTGACACCGACGTTAGACAGGGTTTTATGCCAGCCCGTGTCGTTGTCGATTTTGGCGCGCAGGCCCAGCGCGCGGGCGGTCGCAAAGGCGGTATCGGATTTGCTGGTCGTGGTGTTCCAGGCGAGAAAGTCCGGCCAGATAACCATAATTTCGCGCTGGCTGAAGTTCTGACGATACAGGCGGGCTTCGGAAATGGTTTTACATCCCCATGCCGAGACATAGGCAAAGGCGCGCAGCTGCTGCGCGACGCTGGCAAGCGCGGTCGCCACTTCCAGTGAATCGAGGCCCGGCACGCCGAGGATGCGCGGCTTCACGTCGAGCTGGGTCTGCGCGGCGAGCAGTGCTTTCATGCCGGTGTACTGACCGTTTTCATCCGTGCCGCCGATGATGTTGGAAATAGTTTCGGCGTCGTCGGCACCTTCAGCGACGCGCACCACTACAGTGACGGGTTTTGACTGGTCGGCAATGGCCTGCAGCGCGGCGGCGAGCGTGCCTTTTTTGCCTGCTTTACCGACTGCTCCCTGCACATTGTTGATGAGAACAGGCGTATTCAGCGGGAAGGTTGCCGCATCCGCATCCTGTGCGGTGCAGACCATGCCGACGATTGAGGTTGATACGGTTGTAATGGTGCGCGTGCCGTCGTTGACTTCGACGACGCGGACACCATGATGATAATCAGACATCTGATGCACTCCGTTTTGAGGGTGTGCTCAGGGTGTCAGGTCAGGTTTAGCGGTGCATCTGATGGGGGTTTGCTGGTCTGTCAGCAGACAGAATTAGTAATCTGGCGCTGCCTGTCGGCCGGAATGTATCGGTAAAGGGTTTTTACTGACACCTCCAGCACAAGCGCAATCTGCTGTAGCGTCGCGCCGTTCGCCAGCATTCTTTCAGCGCGGCCGATAACGTCCGGGGTCATTACGCGACGTCTGCCGCCGATGCGCCCTTTATCCCGTGCAGCCGCCAGCCCCGCGCGGGTGCGCTCTATTATCAGCTCGCGCTCCATTTCAGCCAGCGCGCCCATGACGTGAAAGAAAAAACGGCCCATTGGCGTGCTGGTATCAATACTGTCAGTCAGGCTGCGGAAGTTAACGCCACGTTCGCGCAGCTCCTCCGTCAGCATGACCAGATGGCGCATACTCCTGCCGAGCCGATCCAGCTTCCACACTACCAGCGTGTCACCGGGCTGCAGGCACCGCAGCGCCTTCTTCAGCCCCGGCCTGTCGCTGGTTTTTCCGCTTATCCTGTCCTCAAAAATCAGCTCACAATCTGCGCTCTGCAGCGCAATCCGCTGTAAGTCCGTGTTCTGGTCATTTGTTGACACCCTGATGTAGCCAATAAGCACGCTGATTTCTCCGCAAATGGGCGCAAGTGTGCCAGCGCAGCCCGCCGCAGGGCCAGGCTCTTGTTTCTCATAAACCTCGGTTTAGG